CGGTCAGGTTCCTAAGTGGGATCTCAGCAAGATCCGTCCAGCTGGAACTCCTCTCAAGACATTTGGTGGTCGTGCATCTGGTCCAGAGCCACTTGATGCTCTGTTCAAGTTCTGCATCGACATCTTTAAGAAAGCAGCCGGGCGTCGCTTAAACACATTGGAGTGTCACGACATTGTATGTAAAATTGCCGATATTGTTGTTGTGGGTGGCGTTCGTCGTTCTGCTCTCATTTCTCTTTCAGATCTAAACGACGATCGCATGCGCGCAGCTAAGTCTGGTCAGTGGTGGCTGGACGAGTCGCAGCGTGCGCTTGCTAATAACTCAGCGATCTATAAAGAAAAGCCAGATATCGGTCTGTTCATGGAAGAGTGGAAGTCTCTCTATGAATCAAAGTCTGGTGAGCGTGGTATCTTCAATCGTGCTTCTGCTAAGGCTACAGTTACGAAGCACGGTCGTCGTGATCCTAACTACGACTTTGGTACCAATCCTTGCTCAGAGATCATTCTGCGCGATAAGGAGTTCTGTAATCTGTCAGAAGTCGTCATTCGCGACACAGATACGATGGACACCCTAAAAGAAAAGGTTCGTCTTGCTGCGATCCTCGGTACATGGCAGTCAACTCTGACGAACTTCAAGTATCTCTCGTCATCATGGAAGAAGAACTGTGAAGAAGAACGCCTGCTCGGTGTTTCAATGACAGGAATTATGGATAATGATCTCACAAATGGAAAGACACCAGGACTCGCAGGAAGACTCGAAGAACTCCGCGCAGTCGCAGTCGAAACCAACAAGAAGTTTGCTAAGGAAATCGGCATTCCTCAGTCGGCCGCTATTACTTGTGTTAAGCCCTCTGGTACTGTTAGCCAGCTTACTGATGCTGCTTCTGGTATTCATGCACGCCACAATCCATACTATATCAGAACAGTTCGTGCGGATAAGAAAGATCCTCTGGCCGCGCTCATGATCGACGCTGGTGTTCCAGTTGAAGATTGTGTAATGCGTCCGAACAACGTGTATGTGTTCTCGTTCCCGATGAAGGCACCAGAGAATGCAGTGTTCCGTACAGACATGAGCGCGATTGAGCAGTTGGAACTCTGGGTTACTTATCAGGATCACTGGTGTGAGCACAAGCCATCTGTTACTATCTCTGTTAAGGAACACGAGTGGCTTGACGTTGGTGCGTGGGTCTACAATCACTTCGACAAGATGTCTGGTGTTTCGTTCCTTCCGTTCAGCGAGCACGTTTATAAGCAAGCTCCTTATCAAGACTGCTCGAAGGAAGAGTACGAGGCAGCTGCTGCTAAGATGCCTACATTCATCGACTGGACTAAGCTCAAGGACTATGAAAAGACTGATACTACCACAGGAGCGCAGGAACTTGCTTGCGTGGCTGGCGGGTGTGAGGTCTAAGCATGACAGAGAAGGATCTGTCGTGCCCGTGCGGCGAATACGATTACACAGTCATTTATGAAAAGCGTGGAAAGAAAGCAACACCTCAGTTCTGCCCCTTTTGTGGGGCGGACGCTGAGGAAGAAGCAATCGAGGAACTTGAAGAAGATGATGAGTGATTCATTATACAGTATCAATGAACGATACAATATGATTCTTGATAGAATTGAAAGTATCAAATCGAATCTTCATGTGATACACGACGAGCAACTCGAGCTTACGATCAAAGAGCTCGAGAAGCTCGAAGAATCTCTGAAGCAGCTTGAAGATCTCTATCCAGAGGAGGTTTCTGGTCGCCCTATATAAATGTATGGCGAATTATGAAAACCCGTGGACATTCAATGGAAAGGCGTTTGATAGTGAAGATATCGGGGATGCGTATGGCTTCGTATATCTTATCACAACGCCAGACAACAAAAAATACATCGGCAGAAAGTATTTCTGGTCGGTTCGGAAAGTTAAGGGTAAATCCCGTCGTCAACGATCCGAATCCGACTGGAAAAAATACTACGGATCTAGTGATATACTCAAAGCCCAAATCAAAGAATCCGACAGAAACCTCTTCAGACGAGAAATAATTTCTTTACATTCTACGAAAGGTAGAGTAAACTATGAGGAAGTCAAAGAGCAGTTTGCTTATGGCGTCCTTGAAGATGATAACTATTTGAACGACAACATTAATGGGAAGTGGCACCGTGGACCAGAACACATCACAAGCAAATCAAGATTCTCTGCCATCGCATCTAGGCGGACACCTCAACAAGACACATAACGATAGAGGAACGTTGGCGTTCTTGATCAGCGAGTACGGCGTCAAGTCGTTCCTAGATATTGGTTGTGGTCCTGGCGGCATGGTCGCGCTCGCGGGGATGCGCGGACTCGAAGCTGTTGGTATCGACGGTGACTGGCAGGTTCCGAAGGAAAAGGATACGAATATCGTTATCCATGATTTTACAACTGGACCTTGCCTGCTTACAAAGAGTCAGTTTGATCTCGGTTGGTCTGTGGAATTCCTTGAGCACGTCGAAGAAGCATATCAAGATTTCTACATGCAGGCATTTGCTCGTTGTAAGTATGTTGTAGCAACTGCTGCGCCTCCTGGCCATACTGGTCATCATCACGTTAATTGTCAGCCGCAAGAATACTGGCATCAAGTGTTTGATAAGCATGGTTTTGACTATGACGATGCTGTGACTCAGCGTATTCGCACACAAGAATCAACTATGCAAAAGCCGTTCATGCAACGCACAGGTATGTTCTTCAAGAGGAGATGGTAGTATGAATTACATTTCAAATAATTCAGATCCAGTAATTACAAGAGCAGATCAGATTGCGTATGACGAGGGTCTACGCAGCTATATGCTTCAGATCTATAACAATATGACGATTGCTCTTGCGATCAGCGGTCTTGTTGCTATCGGTCTTAACTTCAACGCGACCCTGATGGCTGCGATTTGGTTTACGCCATTCAAGTGGGTCGTTATCTTTTCACCGTTGCTTGCTTCATTAGCGTTTACGTTCTTCTTCGATAAGTTGACTGCGCGAACAGCCCAAATGGCACTCTTCTCTTTTGCCGCACTGATGGGCGTTTCGTTCTCGTCTATCTTCATGATCTATAAGCTAGGCAGCATTGCACAAGCATTCTTCATTGCGTCGGCTACATTTGGTGCAGCTTCACTTTACGGCTACACCACGAAAAAGGACTTGACAAGTTTCGGTTCTTTTCTTATAATGGGTGCTATTGGATTGGTGATCGCAGGTATCGTAAATCTGTTTCTGCAGAGTTCGATGTTTGCCCTCATCATCAGCTGTATCGCCGTGCTGGTATTCACTGGACTCACTGCCTACGACACACAGAATTTGAAGTTGGTATACGATACGACTGAAGGCGAGGAGCGTGAGAAGGCAGGCATCTTTGGTGCTCTTCAGCTCTATCTTGACTTCATCAATATCTTCCTGAGCTTGGTCCAGATTTTTGGAGAAAAGAAAAATGATTGAACCTATTCGTATCTTCGTTGGCACTTCGTCTAACAACGAAGACTCTGAAGCTGAAATGGTGCTGGAGTATTCTCTCCGCAAGAACTCGTCGCACCCTATTGAAATTACTTGGATGCGTCAGACTAATGACACAGACTCTATCTGGGGTGGATGGCAGACACAGCGTTGGTCGACTCCGTTCTCTGGATTCCGCTGGGCTATTCCTGAAGCATGTAACTTCCACGGCAAAGCAATCTACATGGACGTAGATCAAGTCAATCTCCGTGATATCGCTGAACTCTACGCGACTCAGCTGAAGGGTTATCCTCTAGCTGCTCGTCGTGGTGCTCGCTTCGGTGGGCATGAGTTCTGTGTGGTTCTCATGGACTGTGAGCGCCTTGGTGATATGCTCATGCCAGTCTCGCGCATGAAGTCAAATCCTGACGCACATCATCGCTATATCGCTCAGTTCTCTGGTTCAGAGATTGTTTATGATCTCGACCCACGTTGGAACTGTCACGATGGCGACGGTCGTGCTATCGAAGATATCTGGCATCTTCACTACACGAAGATGGAAACACAGCCGTGGAGGCCAGCTTGGTTCACTGGTAAGACTGAAGAGCATCCTCGTCAGGATCTCGTCAAGTTCTGGCACGACATGAGAGCAGAAGCAGTTCTCAACGGTTGTTCTCCAGTTCTCAATAACGATACGTTCGGTGAATACAATATCATTGGTCGATAATGAAACTCTTTGCTTCCTGTGATCCCACATATCTAAACTTGCATGCACCAGCACTGGTAGCTTCAGCTGCTGTTGCGAATAATGAACTGCATCTTCATGTCGTAGGCGCTACAGCTAATGACTGTGCATTCTTGGAGTATCTGAGGGAAAGATATAGTAAGATCGCAGGAAAAGATAACTTCGATTGGTCTATGGGGTTCCCGTTCGTTGATGTTCATGATGAACGTTCATTCAAGAACTGGCCAGATGCTAAACGCACAATGTTTGCTTGCGATAGGTTCGTAACGATTGTCGGTCTTATGGAAAAGAATCCAGAAGAAGATTATCTTATCATCGACACAGACTGTCTTGTTATGAAG